AAATCTTGATCCGAAAGGAAAGATAATAGTTGACATAACTAATCCTCATATTTTAGAGGATATGGATTATTTTAGAGAAGCAGCAATTCATTTTGAAAAGCATGGAGTTTACACTAGGTTATTTCCTAACAGAAACCCTAACAGTGAGTACTTTAAGTATTGGAAAGAGGAAGCTAGAAGATGTAGAGAAGGGCATTTTAGACCATCTGATGGTGAATGGATACCTGGATTCTATTACTTTTATCTAAATTATTCTCCAATTCTAAAAGTAGAAGTTGTTGAAGGAACACAAAGGGCCGGACGCGTAGAGGCTTTTCCAAATGTTTATGATGGAGATTATTTATTTTATCATTATTTAGAACAAGCGCGTAACGCTGGAAAGCACACGGCAACACTAAAAAAGAGGGGTTCTGGATTCTCATTTAAAGGAGGATCTAAAATGGCAAGAAATTTTATATTAGGAGAATCAGAAGTGGCTAGACATAAAATTAAATCTTACGCCGTTGCAAACGAGAAAGAATATTTAACTAAGGATGGAGTATTAAATAAATTCTTAGCTATTGCAGATTTTTGCGCAATACATACTGGATTCCCAGGAGTAAGAAGCTTAAAAGATTCATTAAACGATATGCACTGGAAAATGGGTCGTAAAGATTCTAAAACAGGCACAGACGTTGGAACTCTAAATGAAGTAATGGGAGTTACACTCAAAAATGACCCTGAGAAAGCAAGGGGTAAAAGGGGTTCTCTTATTGAGTGGGAAGAGGCAGGTAAGTTTGATAATTTCTTAGTTGCTTGGGGGATCGCGAGACCTTCAGTAGAAGAAGATGGATTTGCATTTGGAATCATGAATGCTTACGGAACCGGTGGTACAGAAGGAGCGGCATTTGATGGACTAGAAGAAATTTTCTACAATGGAGACGGTTACAATATTTATTCTTTACCAAACGTATTTGACAAGAACACAGGAGGAAGAGGAAGATGTTCATTTTTCTTTGGAACTTACATGAATTTCAAAGGAAAGTACGACAAGAACGGGAATAGCGATGTTGTTGGAGCTTTAATTCTAACAGTAAAAGATAGACTCAAAACCAAATACGGAGCTTCAGATCCTAACGCAATTGTTCAGAAGAAAGCTGAACATCCAATCACACCTCAGGAAGCAATTATGAGGACAGAGGGCTCTGCATTTCCAGTAGGTGACTTGAGAGATTACTTAGAAGATATAATGCCTAATATCGACCGTTTTGTTGATGAACATTGGATAGGTAAGTTGTCTTACGATAATAAAGGGAATGTAACTTGGGCGCCAGATCCAAGCATAACTCCAATACGAGAATTTCCATACGTAGTCAAAGGAGGTAAATCTGATGGGGCTGTAGAAATTTTTGATATGCCGCAAAAAGATAGAGACGGAAAAGTATTTTCAGGAAGATATATTGCTGGAATTGACCCTATTGATAATGATTATACAGTAAATGGATCTTTAGCTTCAATATTTGTATTTGATATGTGGACAGATAAAATTGTTGCTGAATACACCGCAAGACCAGTATTAGCTGAAGAGTTTTACGAAATTTGCTTAAGACTTACTTCTTACTACAACGCAGAAGCAAATTACGAAAGCAATTTAAAAGGTCTTTTTACGTATTTTTCTAATCATAATGCATTACATTTACTGTCTGATACTCCGGAGATTCTAAAAGATATGTACATAGCAAAAACCATTTTACATGGAAATAGAGCCAAAGGAACAAGAACAACTAAAGAAGTTATAAAGCTAGGTAAAACACTTCAGCGTCAGTGGATGATGTCTCAATACGAAATAGAACTTTATGATGAAGAGAATGGAGATACTCAAACTACATTTATTCAGAATTTAAGAAGAATAAGAAGTATTGGATATATCAAGGAATGTATAGCTTGGAACGCAGATATAAATGCAGATAGAGTTTCTGCCATGGACATGGTTATGATTCTAAGAGAAGATAGAGCAAAAATGATAGATAAGTACGAAGAGAAATCTAACATGCATATCAATTCAATGACTGGAGATGATTTCTTAGATGCCAACTGGGCCAAAGCACTTGGAACTATGGAAAATCAAAAACAACCGTGGATGTAAAAAAGCCATAAGCTCCTATTAACTAAATAGGTATAAAAGTATAAATTCGTAAATTAAAACAAAAAAATATGTCATTAAGTAATTTCCCTAAACAAAAACTTCCTTTTAAAAAGAAGGATAAAAAATGGAGAAAAGATCACCTTGACTTTGCCGACAATAACAGTTTCATTAATAGTGGAAGAATAAGAGCAAGGTTAAAAAGTAAGCGAATAAATCTAAATCTATACAATGGAATTTTAGATCCTTCCGATATGAAATTGATACTTAATCCTGGAGACATTGAAAAAATGTTCGTCCCTGAAAAAATTCAACATTATCCTATTGTAACTCCAAGGATAAATGTTCTTATTGGAGAAGAGAAAAGACGTAAATTTGACTGGTCAGTTAACTTAACTAATCCAGATACAATTTCTATGATTTCAAAAGACAAGATGAAACTTGTGCAAGAAAAATTAAATGAATATTTAGAATCAACTAGGCCGGAAGAGGAATTAGAGAAAGACATGAAGGCTTTTAGTGACTATATAAACTATGATTATCAAGATGTTAGGGAAAAAAGAGCTAACATGTATATGAGATATCACATAGAATCGCTTGACATGAAAGTTAAATTTCAGCAAGGATTTAAAGACGCTCTTATAATGGGAGAAGAGATCTACATGACTGATATTGTAAATGGACAAGTTACTTTTGAAAAACTTAATCCTCTTAACGTACACACTTTGAGATCAGGAACTTCAAATAAAATTGAAGATGCAGATATAATTGTAATTGATGACTACTGGTCGCCAGGTAAAATTCAAGATCATTTCTATGAAGATTTAAAATCAAAAGAAATTGATTTGCTTGACGAAGAAAGTACCGGAGGAACCGGTAAAGATTCTGATGGAGAATCATACGCGTTCGATGATATGCAGAATTACGAGGTAATGCAAAGAGAGAGCATTAATTCTTTTCTAGACATGAGTGGTGTATGGTCAAATACATCAAAAAATACATACACAGACGGGCACGGAAACATAAGAGTTCTTAGAATGTTCTGGAAATCTAAAAAAGAAATACTAAAAGTTACTTTCTTTGATGAATTTGGTAAAGAGCAAATTAAATTCAGAAGTCCAGACTATATTCTTGACAAAGAAAAAGGGGAGACTGCTGAAAAGTTTTGGGTTAATGAGTGGTGGAAAGGAGTTAAAGTAGGTAAAAATATTTATTTACAGATTAAACCAAAAGAAATCCAATATAATAAAATTAATCAACCAAGTTATAATTCATCTGGAATAGTAGGGCAAGTATATAATACTAATGAACAAGGAGCTGTTTCTTTGGTAGAAAGATCAAAACCATTTCAATATTTATATGATATTTCATGGTATAGAGTCAACGAGGCTTTATCTAAATATTTAGGATCTATAGTAGAACTAGACATGGCTAAGATTCCAGAAGGATGGAACGTGACTAAATGGTTGTATTTTGCTCGTAAATCTGGTATAGCTGTAGTAGATAGTTTCAAAGAAGGAAACAGAGGTATGGCTAAAGGAAAATTAGCAGGAGCCGTTGGCAATACAACAGGTAGAGTTCTTGAGCAAAAAGTTGGAGATTTCATACAGACCCATATTCAAATGATGGAGTTTGCAAAAGCTCAAATGGACGAGATAATTGGAGTGTCTAGACAACGTATGGGCCAGGTAGACAATAGAGAAACTGTAGGTGGTGTAGAAAGATCTGTATCACAATCTAATCACATTACAGAAGAATTGTTTACACTTCACGATTATTGCAAGAAAAGATGTTTTCAAATTCTTCTAGAAACTATTAAAATTGCTTCAAAAGGAAATCAAGTTAAGTTTGCATACATAGCTGACGACATGACAAGAAAACTTATGGAGATTGATGGAGATGAATTTGCTGATGAGGAATACGGATTGCAAGTTTCGAATGAAGATGCAATTAATGAGATGCAACAAAAGCTAGACGGAATGGTACAGATGGGATTACAAAACCAAATGTTATCTTTCTCAACAGCAATGAAAATATATAACTCTCCTTCAATAAGAGAAGTTCAAAGAATGATTGAAAAAGCAGAGAATGATAAAAATGAATCAATGCAAAAACAATCTGAAGAGGCTCGTAAAATGCAAGAAATGCAAATTCAATCTAACGAACAGTTGGCAGCAACAAGAAATGAATTAGAAATTGAGCAATTTAACATAACTGTAAGTATTGGAGTTAATACTAGTAAAATCTTTTTTACAATTGTTAGTTCACTGAAAAATAAAATTAATGATCTCATGTTGTTTATATTTATTTTTGGAACGTGGTGGTGCAAAAGTACTTATTTACACAACTAAGTTACAGAGGTTGTTTATGGCTCTTAAGTTTGATTATTAAAAATCTGTTTCTAAATATATTTTATTTACTCCTAATTGAACGGCTGTTACTGTAGTTAAAGCTGCGTTACTTGCCAAAACCCCAGCAGTTAACATTGTTGTATTTGTAGGCAAATTTGAACTTAAGTTTCCTGAAAATTCAGTTCCAGCATTTAAATCTTCAATTTTCCAATAAACACTAGAACTATTAGGTGCTGCGTACATGTAAACATCATATCCTTTTCCAGATGAAATTGTAAAACCAGTAGTGGTTTTTAAAGCAGTTGTTCCTCTTCCTAAAAAACTTATTAATCCATTATCTGTAGAGTCTACGCAAAATCCAATAGTGTTATTAAGCGCAGAAGGTTCGGCGCTAACAACAGTTGTTCCTGAATGAAGTCCAGCAAAAAACCTTCCTCCATTCGTCCATACATCAAATCCTAATCTTGCATAAAAAAAGAATCCCCCTTGTCCAGCAACTGATCCTCTAAAAAACATTGCTTCAGTATTTCTTTGTCCTAAAACTTGATTTACAGTCGTCACTACATTTGCATATCTTGCTCTTTTAATAGATGTGTATATAGATGTGACAGTAGGAAGAGCTTGAGTAAAAGTTCCAGCACCTGCTCCAGCTGTTCCTATCCAAGATCCAGCAGTTGCGGTAGTGCAATTCCACATTACAATATTATTGTCCCAAAAAGAATTTTGCAATGAAAAATCAATTCCATATTCATCTTTAGTTTTTAATACAGACTTTCCTCCTATTTTTTTTACATATAATAACATTGTATTTACGTCAGGAGTTATTGGATCTGCATTAACAGCTTCCATTTTTATGTCTGTTCCTGATCCTAAAAGCTCAAGAGTTTTATTTGTATCATTCCATTTAAAACTTGAACTTCCGGAAAGGACTCCGGCATTATTATATTGTATTTCTGTAGGACCTCCTCCTGCTGATGGCGAACCTAAAGTTCCGTCCGCCATTAAGTACTGATTAGGTAATCCATCAGTAACTATAAATTTATCTGCTGTATATATTTTCATTTTATTTTATTTTATTAAGTCCAAGTGTTTTTAACTACATTAACCCATTCGTAAGTTGAAGCCCCAGTTTGCATAACCATATCCATATAGCTATTATTAGAATCGCTTCTATATCTTATTGCCCCAACATTTGCTGAAGATGCCGTAACTGCACTATTTCCTACTTGTACAGATGAAGTTGATTTTAAAGAGCCCGTTACTTGCAAAGCATTAATTCCGTCATCAGATGTAGACTTAATCAATAGGTTTTGGTTTGGTGTTAACCTCATTCCTTCAGAACCATTGGCTTTAAAAAAAATACTAAATAGTCCAGATAATGTCAAACTAACACCTGACGCTTTAATTTCAGCAGCAGTCAAACTACTCATATCTAAAACGCCATTAATTATCTTTAAGTTAGGATTTGTTATAATATTACCTAAAGTGTCAAATGATGCAATTTGACCATATGCTCCTGTTAATGCTGAAATATTAAGATTTCCAACTTTTGCAGAACCAGTAACTTGCAATTTATCAACACCATTATCTACATCTGAATTTATTAAAAGATTACCTGATATTGTAAATTGACCAATTAAAGTATTATTGGTTCTAAAATGAAGTGGGTGATTTGTCATGGCCCCTACTACAGCAGACTGAACACCTGTACATCCCATTAAAAATTCAACATTATTAGTCAAATCTTTTCCATGGTATAATGCAGCTCCAGCGCCTTGCATAGTAATAGCTCTAGCTTGACTACTTCCTAATAAAGAAGAAGCAACTAAGGTTTGGCTATTTTGACAAAAAGCAGCAATCCAATCTGTATTTAATGCAGTACCATAAGTTCTTTGACCACCTGTTATTTGTAATTTTTGATTTCCAATAATTGTAGAAGACCCTATTAAAACCTCTCCTAATTGTTTAATTATTAGTTTAGCATCTACTAATTCATTTGTTCCTGGTTGTCCAGTTAAAAAAGCAATATCTCTATATGCAGATAAATAAGTTGTTTGAATAGAAGATAATGTTTTAACTCCAAATACAAAATGATCTTTTGCAAAAATATTAAATGGGTTTGTAGCGCTATAATTGTTTTCTATGTATGAATAATAAGAAGTTGGTGCTGTTGAAGATTCAAGTCTTATTCTAACCGTATTATTTCTAAGAGTTAACTTTTCTGCAGGAGCCGCTCCTGTACCTAAACCTAAATTACCATTTGCAGCTAACCTCATTCTTTCTATTGCTTGAGTAAGAGCTTGGTTAGTTGTACCAAAAGTCATATCTGAATAAGTAGCAATACTATCAGTCATCACCATTGAAATATAAGCTCTCACCCCAACCCCAACGCCAGAGGCATCTGTAGAAGAGAACTGCAAAGAAGAAGCTGTTGCTCCAGGTGTCCATGACGAAGAGTTTAAATTAGCTTTTAATTCTAACACAACTGGGTTAATTCCATCTACTGTAGGTATACCTTCAATTATTGTTAAATTCTCTAAATTTGATATTTTTGAATTAGTTAAAGTTCCTGCAGAAGTAAACTTTGGCAAATAATCTAAAGTTCCTGTACCAGAAAGACCCCCTAAAGAAGTTATTGATTTATTTTTCCAAAGACCCGAAGACGTTTCGTAAGATAATATCTCGTTGTTTAAAGGAGTAGATACTAGTACATTGTGCAATTCTTCTAACTCATAACCATTATCAACCTTGACAAATATTGATCCTTGTGTGGAATGTGCATGAACGCAAACTCCTATTACAACTGTGTGGTAAGGAGCTATAGGTTTGATGTTTGTAATTCTTCCAGCTATTGTAGGAGATAAATATAACATGTTTCCATCTAGCCAGGTTTCTCCTTGTAAAGAACCTGTTGTGTTTATTCCCCTAACTAATCCGTTTGAAGTAACAAATCCTTCTTGATTTACATCTATATTTTCAGTTACAATACCTATTGTTCCAGCGCTAGTTAAATCAGAATTAGCTAAAGCTAAATCAACTTTAAGTCTCTGTCCTTGAGCTCCTGAAATATATACCGCTTCATATCCTGCTTCTGTTAAATTAGTTGCAGTTTTATTCACAACTCTTATTAAAGATTCTTGACCTAATTGCAATGTAACGTTTCCTCCTTTTAAGCCAAGATCTAAAGTTCCATCAGTATCATTCCACCTTAGTGATGCTACACCGCTTGATTGTGTTGGGGTTGTATCAAAATCAATTTGACCGGCTTTTAATTTATATTCTCCTAAATCTACATTTTTTATTGATCCAGCATACTTTACATAACTATCTTCAGAATAAGTAAGATCTGTTTTTAAAGCCCATTTTGAATGATTTACTAATGTGTTAGGCGTAATAAATTTGTTGTTTGCTATACCTTCATTAGCTTCTTCTTGTGTTGATTGGTAAGGTGATTCTACATATGACCATGATATACCATTTGAGTAGTAAATTCCTTTTGGATAGTAAGTTCCTCCTATATCTCCAGGAAGCCATTTAGTTCCCTGAGAGTTTGTGCAAAAATAAAAGCTTGACGGAACTGAAGATACTATTGGTAATTCTGAATAACTAGAAACTACATTTATAAAAGTTCCTATTGATATATTATTTAATGCCTCGTCTAGAATTTCTTGAGTTATAACTCCGTCTGCTGGTTTCAATTCAGAAGGCAACCAGTCTTCTCCGTAAAAAAACAATTGCTTTGTATCTTGGCATAAATAAACACTACCAGCACTCAAAGAGTGTGGTAGGTCTATTCTTAATCCATAGTATTGATTTTGTGTTAATTTCATTATTTTTTACTTACAGGTTTATTAGCTTGTTTTTTCTTCACTTCTAATTCTTTGGCCTTGTGAGCCATCATATCTTTGTGCTTCGACATGTCGTTATTCATTTGACCATGTTTTAAATGCATTTCTTGTTGGAACTTATTGTACTCAATATCGTCATTTTTATCATCATCAGTTTTAACTAGGTCTTGTCCAGATTGTTCTATTTTCAATCTATCAGTTTCTGCTTGAAGTTCTGCTATATATCTCTTAGTTTCATCAGTTCTATTAAATTGCTCAATTTCTAATTCATTTCTTGTTGCTGCCAACTGTTCGTTAGATTGAATTTGCATTTCTTGCATTTTACGAGCCTCTTCAGATTGTTTTTGCATTGATTCATTTTTATCATTCTCTGCTTTTTCAATCATTCTTTGAACTTCTCTTATTGAAGGAGAGTTATATATTTTCATTGCTGTTGAGAAAGATAACATTTGGTTTTGTAATCCCATCTGTACCATTCCGTCTAGCTTTTGTTGCATCTCATTAATTGCATCTTCATTCGAAACTTGCAATCCGTATTCCTCATCAGCAAATTCATCTCCATCAATCTCCATAAGTTTTCTTGTCATGTCGTCAGCTATGTATGCAAACTTAACTTGATTTCCTTTTGAAGCAATTTTAATAGTTTCTAGAAGAATTTGAAAACATCTTTTCTTGCAATAATCGTGAAGTGTAAACAATTCTTCTGTAATGTGATTAGATTGTGATACAGATCTTTCTACACCACCTACAGTTTCTCTATTGTCTACCTGGCCCATACGTTGTCTAGACACTCCAATTATCTCGTCCATTTGAGCTTTTGCAAACTCCATCATTTGAATATGGGTCTGTATGAAATCTCCAACTTTTTGCTCAAGAACTCTACCTGTTGTATTGCCAACGGCTCCTGCTAATTTTCCTTTAGCCATACCTCTGTTTCCTTCTTTGAAACTATCTACTACAGCTATACCAGATTTACGAGCAAAATACAACCATTTAGTCACGTTCCATCCTTCTGGAATCTTAGCCATGTCTAGTTCTACTATAGATCCTAAATATTTAGATAAAGCCTCGTTGACTCTATACCATGAAATATCATATAAATATTGAAATGGTTTTGATCTTTCTACCAAAGAAACAGCTCCTTGTTCATTAGTATTATATACTTGCCCTACTATTCCAGATGAATTATAACTTGGTTGATTAATTTTATTATATTGGATTTCTTTTGGTTTAATCTGTAAATAAATATTTTTACCTACTTTAACTCCTTTCCACCACTCATTAACCCAAAACTTTTCAGCAGTCTCCCCTTTTTCTTTGTCAAGAATATAGTCTGGACTTCTGAATTTAATTTGCTCTTTACCAAATTCATCAAAGAAAGTAACTTTTAGTATTTCTTTTTTAGATTTCCAGAACATTCTAAGAACTCTTATGTTTCCGTGCCCGTCTGTGTATGTATTTTTTGATGTATTTGACCATACACCACTCATGTCTAGAAAAGAATTAATGCTCTCTCTTTGCATTACCTCGTAATTCTGCATATCATCGAACGCGTATGATTCTCCATCAGAATCTTTACCGGTTCCTCCGGTACTTTCTTCGTCAAGCAAATCAATTTCTTTTGATTTTAAATCTTCATAGAAATGATCTTGAATTTTACCTGGCGACCAGTAGTCATCAATTACAATTATATCTGCATCTTCAATTTTATTTGAAGTTCCTGATCTCAAAGTGTGTACGTTAAGAGGATTAAGTTTTTCAAAAGTAACTTGTCCATTTACAATATCAGTCATGTAGATCTCTTCTCCCATTATAAGAGCGTCTTTAAATCCTTGCTGAAATTTAACTTTCATGTCAAGCGATTCTATGTGATATCTCATATACATGTTAGCTCTTTTTTCCCTAACATCTTGATAATCATAGTTTATATAGTCACTAAAAGCCTTCATGTCTTTCTCTAATTCCTCTTCCGGCCTAGTTGATTCTAAATATTCATTTAATTTTTCTTGCACAAGTTTCATCTTGTCTTTTGAAATCATAGAAATTGTATCTGGATTAGTTAAGTTAACTGACCAGTCAAATTTACGTCTTTTCTCTTCTCCAATAAGAACATTTATCCTTGGAGTTACAATAGGATAATGTTGAATTTTTTCAGGGACGAACATTTTTTCAATGTCTCCAGGATTAAGTATCAATTTCATATCGGAAGGATCTAAAATTCCATTGTATAGATTTAGATTTATTCGCTTACTTTTTAACCTTGCTCTTATTCTTCCACTATTAATGAAACTGTTATTGTCGGCAAAGTCAAGGTGATCTTTTCTCCATTTTTTATCCTTCTTTTTAAAAGGAAGTTTTTGTTTAGGGAAATTACTTAATGACATATTTTTTTGTTTTAATTTACGAATTTATACTTTTATACCTATTTAGTTAATAGGAGCTTATGGCTTTTTTACATCCACGGTTGTTTTTGATTTTCCATAGTTCCAAGTGCTTTGGCCCAGTTGGCATCTAAGAAATCATCTCCAGTCATTGAATTGATATGCATGTTAGATTTCTCTTCGTACTTATCTATCATTTTTGCTCTATCTTCTCTTAGAATCATAACCATGTCCATGGCAGAAACTCTATCTGCATTTATATCTGCGTTCCAAGCTATACATTCCTTGATATATCCAATACTTCTTATTCTTCTTAAATTCTGAATAAATGTAGTTTGAGTATCTCCATTCTCTTCATCATAAAGTTCTATTTCGTATTGAGACATCATCCACTGACGCTGAAGTGTTTTACCTAGCTTTATAACTTCTTTAGTTGTTCTTGTTCCTTTGGCTCTATTTCCATGTAAAATGGTTTTTGCTATGTACATATCTTTTAGAATCTCCGGAGTATCAGACAGTAAATGTAATGCATTATGATTAGAAAAATACGTAAAAAGACCTTTTAAATTGCTTTCGTAATTTGCTTCTGCGTTGTAGTAAGAAGTAAGTCTTAAGCAAATTTCGTAAAACTCTTCAGCTAATACTGGTCTTGCGGTGTATTCAGCAACAATTTTATCTGTCCACATATCAAATACAAATATTGAAGCTAAAGATCCATTTACTGTATAATCATTATCAATAGGGTCAATTCCAGCAATATATCTTCCTGAAAATACTTTTCCGTCTCTATCTTTTTGCGGCATATCAAAAATTTCTACAGCCCCATCAGATTTACCTCCTTTGACTACGTATGGAAATTCTCGTATTGGAGTTATGCTTGGATCTGGCGCCCAAGTTACATTCCCTTTATTATCGTAAGACAACTTACCTATCCAATGTTCATCAACAAAACGGTCGATATTAGGCATTATATCTTCTAAGTAATCTCTCAAGTCACCTACTGGAAATGCAGAGCCCTCTGTCCTCATAATTGCTTCCTGAGGTGTGATTGGATGTTCAGCTTTCTTCTGAACAATTGCGTTAGGATCTGAAGCTCCGTATTTGGTTTTGAGTCTATCTTTTACTGTTAGAATTAAAGCTCCAACAACATCGCTATTCCCGTTCTTGTCGTACTTTCCTTTGAAATTCATGTAAGTTCCAAAGAAAAATGAACATCTTCCTCTTCCTCCTGTGTTCTTGTCAAATACGTTTGGTAAAGAATAAATATTGTAACCGTCTCCATTGTAGAAAATTTCTTCTAGTCCATCAAATGCCGCTCCTTCTGTACCACCGGTTCCGTAAGCATTCATGATTCCAAATGCAAATCCATCTTCTTCTACTGAAGGTCTCGCGATCCCCCAAGCAACTAAGAAATTATCAAACTTACCTGCCTCTTCCCACTCAATAAGAGAACCCCTTTTACCCCTTGCTTTCTCAGGGTCATTTTTGAGTGTAACTCCCATTACTTCATTTAGAGTTCCAACGTCTGTGCCTGTTTTAGAATCTTTACGACCCATTTTCCAGTGCATATCGTTTAATGAATCTTTTAAGCTTCTTACTCCTGGGAATCCAGTATGTATTGCGCAAAAATCTGCAATAGCTAAGAATTTATTTAATACTCCATCCTTAGTTAAATATTCTTTCTCGTTTGCAACGGCGTAAGATTTAATTTTATGTCTAGCCACTTCTGATTCTCCTAATATAAAATTTCTTGCCATTTTAGATCCTCCTTTAAATGAGAATCCAGAACCCCTCTTTTTTAGTGTTGCCGTGTGCTTTCCAGCGTTACGCGCTTGTTCTAAATAATGATAAAATAAATAATCTCCATCATAAACATTTGGAAAAGCCTCTACGCGTCCGGCCCTTTGTGTTCCTTCAACAACTTCTACTTTTAGAATTGGAGAATAATTTAGATAAAAGTAATAGAATCCAGGTATCCATTCACCATCAGATGGTCTAAAATGCCCTTCTCTACATCTTCTAGCTTCCTCTTTCCAATACTTAAAGTACTCACTGTTAGGGTTTCTGTTAGGAAATAACCTAGTGTAAACTCCATGCTTTTCAAAATGAATTGCTGCTTCTCTAAAATAATCCATATCCTCTAAAATATGAGGATTAGTTATGTCAACTATTATCTTTCCTTTCGGATCAAGATTT